TTACAGGCGGCCTTTGAGCCATGCCAGCTGCTGGTTGATCACATTGTCGAAGTGCTTGCCATCATACAAATCGTAATGCTTAGCGCCTTCTTCAACGTATAAGGTTTTATCATCGGCTTTCACAGAGTCATATAACGCCACGCCCTGCTGCGGTTCATTTACCGTATCGTTGCCGGCTACAACCACCAGCGTTGGGCAGTTAACCTTTTCGGCATTCTGGTATGGTTTATAATTGAGCGTTTCATACACCGTGAGGAACGGGATTTTGATATCCATCGATGGATAGCGCTCTTTATTGGCCTCAAAGAAGGCTTTCGACTCTTCATCGCCCAGCACTTTGGTAATGGCAACGAACATTTCCTTACCCAGACGCTCGCGTTTTTCCACCATCTTGTCGAGCGTTGCGACAAATCCTTGCTTCTCCTGCTCGTCCATCTTGCCAGTGACGATGGCCTCGCCATCCGCAAAGCCCATCTGACTGATGATGCCTTTGATCCGGGGGCGTTCAACCGCAGCGGCGAAGACATGGCAGGCGCCCAGCGAAGTGCCCCACAGCGCTATGCGGTGCCCGTCGATCTCTGACTGCGCCTCAGCCCAGTCGATAACAGAGCAAATGTCTTCGATTTGCAGCGCAGGAACCAGCCTTCCGCGTTCCCCTCCGCTTTCACCAAAGCCCCGATAATCGAAGGTGATGGTGGCAAAGCCCGCCTGAGTAAACGCCTCAGCATAGCGTGGCAGTAAAATTTCCTGAATACCGCAAAATCCATGGCAAAGGATCACAACCGGAGCCTTAACAGAATCAGCGGGGCGGCGTAATGTTACAGCGATATCATCTTTTAATTTATGTTTAGTCAATAACATACATACACTTCCCTTACTATCGGAGCAGAAAGCGTATCAGTTTGCCCAAGAGCGTTTTTTGACATTCATCCAGGTTATGATTAATCAAATGTTTATAAATCAACAATATGTATTATGAGATGTTTCAGCGTAAGGGATTTTTATTGGTGAAGGGAATAAGGTTTGGAGGAGGACGTAAAGCGGTACAGTTAATTAAAGCGGTGAAAAAAAGATATAAAAAAACCGCCTTAGGGGCGGTTTCACGACACTGCTTATTGCTTTGATTATTCTTTGCTTTCCCATGGTAGCCGGAGTGGGACTTGAACCCACACAGCGCGAACGCCGAGGGATTTTAAATCACGCGTGTTATCTATGATAATCAGATACATACGTTTATTTTTCGCCATTAATTCATAATTTTAAGATCAGATGAATCAACAGCTTACGGATATAAAAAAGTCATAATGGCGAAACTTTTACGTGCCGCGCGCTGACATGGGGTTTCGGGGGGCAGAGGTTCAAATACTCTCGTGTCGACCAACTACATATTGAAAACCAGCCAATTACGGCTGGTTTTTTATGTAGTCAATTAAGGATGGTGGATTTCTGGTAAGATGGTGGTGAAATGAAATTAAATCACCGGGCACACGTCATCGTTGAATGCGCGATTGATGAAGAATGATACCTTGCCCAGCACTTCTACCTCCTCCAACGCAACCCCTTCAATTGCTTCACCGTCATCGGTGATAAGAGCCTGGCCCATCAGTTTTGCAAATTGCGTCCTGCCTTCGCACAAAATGAGCAGCACATCTCCGGGCACGCTTTTCGCTGCAGGCTCAATGACAGCAAAGCCAACATCAGTTTCAAGTACTCTGCTTTCCGCGCCTATGTTGCATATGACTTCAGGCGATAGTTGTCGTTCGACATAATCGTTAGCAGGTGATGCAAATCCCATTATTGAACCCTCCCCATATTACGCAGGATCCAGTACCGGTTATCGCTGCCGTCGATAGTCTTGTCAGCGAAGTCTTTTTGATAGCGCTCTATCCATGCATTCGCATCTTCGCGCGTGTAGTGCCAGTTGAACTGACGCAACTTCTCGATGAAGCAGTCGGTACGAAGATAGCGGTAGCCTTTCGGGTTTAACTCTATTGCCGCTACAAACGCGGCATGGATGTCTGCTGTGCGTGGCATAATCACCTCACAAAATTACTGTATGTATATACAGTATTATAATTTATGAGCACAGATCAAGCGAATCGAGAGAGTTGAATGATAAGTGGTTAGGGATGCTTGAAATTTATTTGAAAAAGCCCACAATATGTGGGCCTCTGAACAGTCTACTTCACACCGATTCCGTTAAGCTTTCTGTACGCTATTGGAATTATTCTCTTAACTATCATCAATATGATGATAGATGAGCTAAAACTAATCAGTAGCTTTAGCATCGAATTATTCCCTATATATGGCCCGACATCATGTGTCAGTATGTAAAGAATGAATGGATGCAAAAGATATACCCCCAGTGAATAGTCTCTGCCAAGTCTAGCGAAAATATTATCACCAATATTTTTATTCACGCATAAGCTCAGCAATGCCACACTTACCGGGGTGGCTAACAGAGGAAATTGCCTTTCGACCATGTCGGCATTAAAAATTTGACCAAATCCGTATACTTCGACGACCATTAATGCTATTCCAAGAAATATTACAGACGTAGAGACTCTTGTTGATACGTTATTTAAGATTCCACTTTTAGCAAAGAACCACCCAAGATAAACAAGAGAAAACGCTATCAATGTTCTCAAAGCATAAAATATATAAATATCATAATGAAGTGATTTGACCAAATCACCGTACCAGCACGCCAACAAAATTGCTGTTGATATAAATAAAGATATCTTAACGCTTACATTTTTTATAAAATAATTCGTCAATATAACGCCAAGTATTAATGCATTTAAAAACCACAAGTGGAAGAATGTTCCGCCGTGAAGAGCGTCATTAGATACAACTTTACCAATAATCCGCCAAATATCGCCCTGCATCATTCTATACAAAATAGGAATGTATAACATGGATGACCAGAAAAGAATACTAACCAACTTATTGAGCTTTTTACCAATGTCATCATGCGCAGAGTTGCCCATCAGGTAACCAGAGGCAAGGAAGAAGAAAGGTAACGCCCATCTTGAAGATGCACGGAACAGTTCACCAAAAAGTTGTGGCATTTCTGGGAAATTACCCACGTGAACCACTATGATAAAGAAACAAGCAAGAAGTTTCGCTGCATCCAATGCATTATTGCGCATTTTATAATCACCAGATTAAGAATCGTCAGTTGATGCTACAAATCTTTGCCTATCATATCAAACGATAATCACATCCATGTGACCTGGTCATCAAATGCTACTGGTATATGTGGCACCAGAAAAAAGGTTTTTCCACACCTTCGCTTGCACCAATACCCTCCCAGCGCCACAGGAAAGAGTGGCATTCAGGTTATGTACGCTTGCACCATCAACGGATGTGAGAAGATCAACGTTACATGGGATATTGTGAACGCCTGGCGTTGTTTTAATTACACCGCCAGAGTTTGTGCCGATAGTGTTAAAACCGGTTTCCAGACTACCAGACAATGTAATTGCTCCACCGCTAGCAAAGAATGCGGTCTGTGCGCCAGTATCGTTAATGCGGCGACAGTTAGACATTCTTACCGTTAGTGTTGATCCAGTAACCTGTGCGATACGGCCTTCGCCGTCACAAGTGTAATTTGTCAAGTTTAGCTCAGTTCCGCCAGTCATCGCAGATGTGATATGGTTCCACCCACGCTGGCCGCGTAACTGATACACATTGACCCAGTTTGCGCGTGTTACGGTGCAACCTGCTATTAACCGAGCTACTTGGCCATTGTTTGTACTTGCAAAATTACATGCAACATCTTCAATGTTCATATTTGTGATTGTGCCACGATTCACAACAACGGCAGAGTTAGCATTATCTTGGAAAATTATATTACCATTCTTGATTGTCAGGTTGTCTACAGCTAATGTTGACGCGTTATTTACGCCGAATATGGCGAACGCAGAGCGCGGTAAGCCGTCTATAACTAAATCGTGGATTACCGAACCGAAGGTCCCAGCGAAATACACGGATTGCTGCGCATCGTTTTGTGATCGTAGGTTTCTGATTAATAGAGTATCAACTTCAATGCTATACCCAGAAGTACCAAATCCCCTGTCATTAATCTCAATTGCTGCGAATTCTGACCCAGTACTACCGGGCTTAGCAAATATGTTTTCGATGGTCAGGTTTTTAACAACCGTCTTTGTTAAATTTGCATCGCCCCAAACTCGAACAACACACTGTTCAGTATCTCCATAAATGCCTGAGATGCGGAAGCGAACAAAGTTACCAGTTCCATCCCCTGTAATCTTTACTGCGCAATGAGCGTAATTACAAAATAATCCTTCAGCGTCTACATCAGAAAAATCACCAGGCTCACTTATATTATAGTTAGCATAATCGCCAATAGTGAAGGCCAGCATATCATCGCCCGTTTTCCCCTTCAAATTACGAATGTACGCATGTCTAATTGGTGGCTGGCAGTGCAATCCATCACTATTGGTGTCGAAGTTTAGGCCGACAGCAGTGAGGTATGTGACATTACAAACTAGCCATGCATATTTGTTTGCACCAATAACCTTTATGCCACCACCAATTTTTAGGCTGGTTATTCCTTTAAGGATTGATGCCATCGAGCCAAGACCGACAACTGTCTGATTGGCTCCGTTATAATCGATTGTGCCCGCCCCCCAGATCTCGATATACGCATCTACGCCTGCGCTATTTGCGTATGAGTAGTTCTTGAAAACAGGAACATTTGAGCCGTTAGCAAGCTTTATCGTTACTCCAGGACCGATCCACAAGCGGGTTCCGCTTCTAAGTACCCATGTTCTATCAGTGATATATGTACCCGGCTTCTCGAAACGAATATCCCCGCCCGCGGCAAACATAGCATCCAGACCTGAGCCAATGATGTTTGTGGTGCTTGGTTCAATACCATACATCTGAGGGGTGCGGTATTGAATGGCAGAACCGACTGTACCAGCAGGATAGACAGAGCCAACCGAAATCCCCACCAGGCCAGCACCACTCGAAGCGGCCAAAGCAGATCGCAATGACGCATCACCCACACCAAGCCATGCACCAGGCGCAATACCACCAGTGCTGGCTGGGGTTGAGTTGGCCGGAACAACTTTCGGTCCGGAAGCAAATGAACCAGTCCATTTGTAATACTCGCCGTCGGCGGTATTCAGCAGCACCTCATTTGGGTTGTTGATAGTCGCGCCGGTGGTGAATGTTTTTCCTGCTAAAATCACATAGCCATAGGAAGACATTGCAGCCTGGACCATGGTTTCAATACCGTGCCATGTCTGCCGAGGGTTTCCGAAGCGATCGTCCCAAGACTCATTTACCAAATCATTGGCTAAATGATCAAAGTTTTGTGCATTATCGTAAAGGTCACGCGGGTCCTGAGAACCCAGGGGGTTGTTGGTGCCATAAGTGGTCATGGAAACTCCAGACATAAAAAAACCCGCCGTAGCGGGTTGAATTGGTTTTTTCAGGCGACATCACCGGGGTAAGTCGCGTCATCGTACTGATATTTAGCGGGGTTATACTGAATGGCTGTTACATCGTTTGTCCCGTCACTTCCAGGTGATATTTCTCCTATAAGTGCATCGTACCCAACCCTTGTTGAAGAGCAGAATAATAGCCGAGGTGGCTCAACTGCCGGGTCATCCATAATCCATGTTTCAGGTGATAAAGCTGAACTGTATGGAACGGTTAACGTGAAATCATCAACCCTTGTTGGGATCAGTAATGCAGATGCTTTTCCCTCCTGATCACGAATAACAACCCGTGGATTCGGGAATGTCCAGTCAGGCGCTTCACTCAAATACAGAGTTATCGTACTGCTGTTATATGTCATTCCCTCGATAAGGCAGCTCAACGTCTGGTTGCCCGGTATATCATCCGTGAAAATTACCCTGTCCATGAACTGATAACAGAGTGCGTCCATTTCAGTGGATGTGTCATGGGATAGACGCTGCAGCTGATAGCCCAATAGTCTTCGCATTCCGATGCGATAAGCTCTGTCCTGGTTGAGAACACCATCAAGCTGGAAGTTCTCCACTTTTACTGGCGTGGGGTTTCCTGGCAAATGGCACTGAACAGTTTCTTCAGACCAGGTTAGCTCGTTGATATACGTCACATCAACGCCGTCATAATCGTCTTCATTCGGTGCTTTGAATGATGTCGTCAAATCAGCTGTTGTTTCCTGTGGCGTTATCATCCCGCTCCACGGTTTTACCCCTTCCCTTCCGGCTGATGCCATTCCATCTGAAAGAAGGAAATAGCCCATACCAGCGCCGGTAATAGTCTTAAGCATATCGAGTGCGGAAACCGTATCAGTAGTTGCGAAATCGAATGTCTCTCCTCGTGGCGTCCAGTAGGTTGTTTCCAGCGCATCTATCGCGGCCCTGTCAATTTCATTATCCTGATACCCAAGTGATTTTAGTACGTGATAAAGGGCTGCGCTGATGCTGCGGGGTTCACCTTCTTCATATTGCCTTGTGGCTGTAACATTGATACGCCTGTCAGATTGAGCTCCAAGTCTATTACCCGTTCTGACGCTGAGCGCTACTGTAGTGATATCGCGATAGCTTCTTGGCCGTTTTGTCAGTCTTGCTCGCATTGCCTGCCAGTAAACCTGATCGCGTGTTGACCCTCCTGCTGGTGCTTCTTTGCGTCTCATCCTGACTTCATACTGACCAGGAGTAACATCAATCACTCGTGTAAATCCGATCTGATCTTCAACGCTTCTGGTATACGACAACTCAAGTGTCGTCCAGTGGGTTGTACCAGCAACACGATACTGAATGAGCAGCCCAACGGTCTGCGATCTCTTCTTACCTTTGCTGTTGTATTTTGCCAGTCCATTCTGGAAATTGAGGTTTACCTCAATGCAGTCTGTTGTTTCTCCGTCAGGACAAGACAGGAAAGGACCTACCCAGTCGTAGTTGTCGTTTACTCCGATCACCGAACCATCAAGAACGGTTCGTTGAATAAAGCCTGTCCACGTAGGATCCACTGTGGTAATTGGATTTCCTGAAGAATCAGCAGAAACAAGAACCCTGACAACGGTAATAGTGAGACCAGAAATATCAGTGATTTTATAGCTATAATCGGTTGGGTATAACGTCAGACGCTGGAGTCCTACGGGTATTCCGGCAAATTTTGCGCCGGTCGCCGAATCATAAGCGAGGCGGATGCTGGCTGGCACGGCTGCAGTTCCGCCCGTTGATTTTACGCCTGCTGTATCAACCGGTGAACTTCCAAAAACACTAACAGGCAATGCGCTGTGGGTGATTGAGCCACCAGCAAACGGGCTGCTTTGCTCGTCGATCACCACACGTCCGGAATTATCACGGGCTCTCAAACCAGACGCATTTATCTGGCTTGTTATTGCATTCACCAGACCACTCATGGTGACGTAGTTGCTGGTAAGTGAAATAGTGTAGGTTACGGTTTTCCACGTAATGGTGAAGGTTTGTGGCGTACTGCTGAAGTCATACGTAGTAGGTGACGCGCTGGCCGCAATGCTTGCGGCACTTCCCCCTACGCCGGGAACGGCAGGTACGGCTGGACTGTAAGCTGCGACAAATAATTCAAACGTATCGTTGTTTACCTCCAGCGTCATAGCCATGCCAACGACCGGAGCCATCTCAGATACTGACCCGTAAATGATGCTGTAACCGTTATTGATGTCGATGGTGTAGGTATCAGGTGCTTCAATATCAATGATGGTTCCTACCGTCCATGAGGATGGAATTTCGATATCCTCTGTTATTGTCGAACCAATCAGCGTTACTGTATTGGTATTGAACAGTAATGCATCTGCTACGACACTGACGTTTTCTGGACCACTAGAGCCCAGATCAAGACCAGCGGTACCGGATGTTGTATTGCCAACTTCAGGGGAGTTAAACCAGTTTTCTGTGCGTTTATCCGCTGATACATCAGCGCCAGGCGGGTAAACGGTATATGAAACGTCATCGCCAAACGCCGCAAAGGGGGTGTTTCCAATACGCCATTCAGATGCTGGTAAAGTGAAATAACCAGCGCCGACATTCAGAAACATATCGGTAACCATGTCTTTTTCATTAACAAACCGGCTGACAGGCTGAACCACGTAATCTGGCCATACGCGATATTTACCAAAAATTTCGCGGATAGGATCACCGAGCTTCGCGCTGTTAGCCTTTGCCGGGTTCAGGTCAATCTGATCACCATTGCCAGGCTGACTATAACCGCCAGTCTGCATATTGCTCATCATGAAGATTGAATAAGCAGCACTGGCCACAGCGACGCCTACGGCGACCCATGCTACAATCTCAAGGCCTGTACCATAAGGCACAGGATAAATGCATACGTTGCATTTCTCAGTGATTATGCGTTCTGACCACCCTTCTGGCGGGACGTGTTCACCATTGACTTCAACAGTGATTGGATGTTGTCTGTCAAGTTCCCAGCCATCCACATTCTCTGAGAACCAGTCGGCCAAAATTGTTTCAGCGTGTTCGTGCGTTTCAAGTGGCTCACCGGGTAATCTTGAGGGATAGATTTTGATCGTCACTGGTAATACTCCACCTTCAAAAATCGCCGTTCAAAACGGGAAAGAGGAATAAACGTTACGTTCGATTTGGGGTTACATTCTGCTGCGTACAGTGAACCTCCAATATCAACAACTATCGCAACGTGTGTGACCATCCCAGCCGAATAACAGGCGATACCCGCGCCGGGAGATGGTTCGCATCTTTTCAGTTCAGACATCAGACCTTTGGCTTCCCGATCAAGACCATTATCATCCTTAGTTACTCCTGCAAACTCAGGCCATAGAGGCAAATTAAGGTCACTTCGGATTTCATTCACAATCCCGAAACAGTCAAGTTCAGGGTAAACGCGGCCGCCCTTCAGCCAGGTGACTGAACGGTATTTATCAGGATCAAACATGGGTAGTCCTTACGTCAGATAACGGAGACCAGGGAAGTCAGGAAGGGTGTAGCGGTAGCGTGGCCACGCTGTATCAAGAATGTTCATATATCCTGCGGTAATCTGAACCTCCGTTGCAGTCCATGACCCGTTCTTTATAGCAAGGGTGTATGGCGGCGCGGCGGGGGATGACAAATCAGACGAAACATAACGGCGAAAAGTCAGGCTTGCATTCTTCAGATTATCGAGTGCATTTCTGATCGCAGTAGAAACAATGCCGTCAATGTTGCTGATAGCAAATTTCAGATCCTGCGTTCCGTCTGAATTACGAGCTGGAAGAGCAATATCAATTGCCGAACCGATAAATGTTGCCTTCTGCCCGTTCTCCAGCATTACCGTGATATCGTCCCAACCTCGCGTTAGCCAGTAGTCAACTCCACCAACAGTAATCTGAAGAGTATCAATGATCACTTCGCTTCCGCTGCTGGCGTAAAGTCTGTTCAATACAGTCATGGCTGTGGCCACTCCCTGTTCAGCGCAATGTCGATAATATCCATCCCGGTAATAAATTCCGGGAACTGGCCCCATGGTGGAGGGAGTGTAATTGCTCGATCATATAGCTCTAACTCTGCAGTGTACTGCCAGTAGTTACCACCTATAATACTGGGCCCCTGATAGATATCCGTGAATCGGCAAACCTTTGATGACTCACCACCAGGTGTGCGTAATTTCATGTTGAACCATGCAGAACCGTCAGTTATTGCATCACGGAACCATGCCTCAAATGCCTGAGCCTCAATTTCGGTAAACGTCCATGTCACGCTGGCCATTGTCGGCGTAGACATATAACGTCTACGCTGTCTTGCGCGTCCTGATGTTAGTGTCGTTCTGAGTAATGGGCTTACAGGCTTTAATCCATATCCCTCCTGAAGAGGGACGGGAAGCGATTCGTGTGGATAGGTAATGTTAGTTGTGATTGCCATTAGCCAGCCTTTCTCCTTACTCCCCAGCCACCAGAAAGAGATTTAGACGTCTTACCCTTCCCGCTTGCCAGATCGTCATTCACCATCTTATAGCCAAGTTGAGCGCCATCTCTTACAGCTTGCTTTAGCATCTCGATTGTTCTGGCATCAGGATCACCATTCACATAAATCTGAGGTGCGTATGTTCCCCCATTGCCCTCACTAGTCTGCTTATTTACCCGGTCAAGCGTTGCGTCCAGTTTTGCGCTGGTCTTCGCTGTAGTAACTCGTTCACCTTGCTGCAACAACCAGGTTCCTGTTTCAGGAACGCTATCAATACCATCGTGAGCCATACCAGAAAGAGCTGACACGCTGACACCTGCTACCAGAGGAGCAGTGATAGCTGCTGCTGCTGCCATTGACGCAGGCGCAAGCGCTGGACCAACGATAGGGATTGCCGCTGTTGATGCGTAGGCTGCGAGCTGAGCCTGGAATGATGTCGCCTGAGCATTACCTATCAGTGTTCCTGCCGCGGAAGCCTGAGCAGTTTTACCGACAAGTAACTGAACCCCCTGATACACAAGCCACTGTGCGGCCATTTCAGTGAGCGTTTTAATAACGACCTGGCCAAGGTCAGCAAAAATATTACTGAAGAAATCACCTAAATCTTCAGCACCGGTAACTAAGTCCTGAAGGTTATCGGCTATAGAAGACGTTGCGCTGTCAAGAATAGATGTCATCCCATCAGCGGCAATCTGATAATAGTCAGATGACTTCTCAGCATAATCATTCAACGAGTCAAATATTCCGCTTTGCCAGTCCCCCATTTTGTCATCAGATTTTTGATAATAGTCCTCCTGTATTTCCAGACGTTCATTCAGCGCATCCTGCAGCGCCTGAGTTTCCTGGTCATACAGTGATTTCGTTATGTCACCACTCTGATACTGCTTCTGGAGATCGGCTTGTTTTTCAAGAAAGCCGCTCTGAATATCCAGCAACTCCTGCATGCGCTGCCGGGTTTTCTTGCCCATGCCAGCACCAACGAACTCAGCATCATTGGCAGACTTGTCGTTTTGATTTTGCTTTCTGAGATTTGCCGCGAACTCTGCAAGCTTCAGGTTTTCCTCATTGGCCTTTTTGAGGGCGTTAAGCCTGTCAACCTCTGTGGCTAACTGTTGAAGCCTCTCCTGCTGGGCTGAATTAATGCCGGTTAGCTTGCCTGTTGTTAAATCGAACCGGAGTTTTTCAACCTCGGTTACTTCCTGATTTTTTTTACCAGTGACGTCAATTAACGCGATCTGGCGCTGATAACTCATTTCCAGTGCCTTGAATGCAGACTCAAGTTTTTTTGCACCTGCATCAGGGGTAACTTTACCGTTGGTTCCGCCTGGTGGAAGAGCAAATGGTTTGTCTGTCCCTACAGTTGCGGCCCCCAATGGAAGAGCGCCAACAACAGGTTTTGCCAGCTTATCTCTGGTTTGAATGAGTGTACTCAGCTCATCATTCAGAGCTTTCACACTGTCATCGCCGCCCGTCAACCAGGCAAACATTGATTTATCCTGAGAGTAAATGCTCTTCCTTCCCTCAAGATTTTTTTGAAGGTATGCAATTCGCTCATTAACCTGATCGATATTATTCAGGTCAATTTTCCCGCTTAGTGCTGCAAAGCGGTTACCGGTGCTTGCTGCCAGTTGACCAGCGCCAGCAGCAGCCTTAACAAGCCACCCGGCAAGTTGAGCGACTTCAGAAACGAGATCAGAAATGCCCTGCAATACCACAGGATCGGTTAGTACGTCGTGGAGTTTATCGAGAGAGTTTTGTAGTGGAGTCAGGTCGACTTTTGCAAGGCCCGCTGCAATCTCCATCTTTAGGCCGGCAACCTGAGCTTCCATATCTTCGAATAACTGGTTAACTTTAACCAGGTCATCAATCGAAGCGGGGTCAGGCGCTACGCCATAGTCTTTCGCCAGATCAATAAACTGCTTAAGTTTTTCGTTATTGTTATCAAACAGAGGAAGCAGTTTTGAAAGGTCATTGCCAAGGCTTTCAAGGATTGTCGTCTTCTCGGCATTGGTGCCTATTTTTCCAAGAGACTCACCAATTGCCAGCAACTGTTTATCAGGGCTTACTTTTGACAATTTCTCAGCTGACAGGCCAAGGGCATTAAGTGCATCAACAGCCTCGCCTGATTTATTCAGGACCGCATCACCAATCTTGTCGCCAATATCTTTGAAAATATCGGCCATCTGATCGCCGGAGACTCCTGCCTTTTCAGCAGCAAACTGCCAGGCTAAAAGTTCCTGCGTTGATATCCTTAAAGACTTTGCCCAACGGTCAGTTTCGGTTATCTGCTTGGAAGTGCTTTTCAGTAACTGAAAGCCAGCAGCACCAACAGCCAGGCCTGCAGTTACTGCTGCAGCACCAATGCCAGCGAGTGCCGCGCCAGCCTTGGCGGAATCTTCCTGAACTTGTTTGCTCCATTTTGCCGATGCACGTTCTGCCTGATTAAGACCTGAAACAAATCCACCCGTTTTTGCAATCAGGTCGATAGTCAGTGTACCGAGATTTTTCCCAGCCATAGTTTATGTCCACTCCTTCATGGCCTCTTCGAGAGTGATCGCGGGCGCGTTGATGTGGGGGGTGAAGTCGGTAATGCTGAAAGGTGGGGTGTCTTTTCCCCGGTTGACGTTTGCCAGCACAGAAGCAACCAAACCGGCAGCCCACTCAGTACGCATCATTGGATTAAGGCTGCCAAATTTAGAACGGTACGCTGACCAAATCTGATATTCCCTGATACTCAATAACTCCTGGGCTTCAGCAATGGTCCTTCCACCGATGCCATTCAGGACTAATTCGCACCAGAATTCGTCTTCTGCGCTGAGCTCTCCTTTCCCAGAGAGTTCACTTCCTGAATTGCTACGAGCAAGGCAATAGTCAGGCTTCCATCGAGGGCTCCCCGCTCAGGATCAGCATGTCCGGTAATATCATCAGGAGTGAAAACAGGTTCGCCATTCTCATCACAAATGGAAGATGCAATGCGTCCAGCAACACCGTCAGACTTTCCGCTCAATGCAAGAATGTCAAACTTAGCGGAATGATATCCAATAGGACGAACATACGTAGTAGCAACATGTTTATTACCGTCCTTATCGGTCCATTCAATCTCCTTCTCTACCGGGCGGCCAGTAAATGCACCTGCATTTTTAATCGTGTCGAGCGTCAGTTTCATTTCTTTGTTCCTTCAAAAGGCGGGGTTTCCCCCGCTCAAGTTCAAGAGGTATTTAGCTTGTTGGTTGTACTTTCGGGATCCATACACCCTGCCCTGAGCGCTGAATAGTCGCCGACGTCTGAACAACGGTGTTAGCCTGGAAGTCGAAAGGGAAGTCTGAAACATATCCCTGGAATACATACCAGGTACGGTCATCAGGAAGTGAAAGTCCATCAACTGCATCAGGATCACCTGATGTCGCAACAGTTGGCACTGACTCACCATCGGCCCAGCCAATAGCAAATGTTAAATTCTGCTGGTCATTTGACTCAGCAAGATTGCTTAACAGCAGGTGACTGTCATTAGCAGGATCAGCGTTCAAAGCAACGGTTGCCTGGCCAGGAGTGCGCAGACCTTTTTTGTACTGGCGGGTATTTCGTTCGCTGAGACAGGTATCCTCAATCTGATCAGCAGGGCTACTGCCGGGTGAAAACGAAGTGATACATTCAATTTCGCTCACGACACCATTCGCGAGCACATACATCTGTGTGCCTTGAGTCACTACTGACATAGTTATCTCCGGATATAAAAAACCGGCTCAAGGCCGGTGAGTGGAAGGGTCTGGTTTATCGTTTTACAAACCAGTCGATATCAAACGAATATCGGTAACGGTTTGTATTGGGGTCGCGAGTTTGTCCACCCCATCGCGTAATATTGGCTTTAGTCTGAATTGCATTTCTGATTGCTTTTGCTACTGCAATAACTTCTTTATCTGTATTGCCATAGATGTCAACCTGCAGGGAGAAGCGGTCAATATCTGGGCTCTGATTGATGAAGTTTTCTGGCTCTCCGCCGATGTTCTGCCATACCGCATAAGGGTAAGTGACATTGTCATTTTGAATACCAAATGGATAAAGCCTAACCGGGTTGGAACCGAGAAGATCTGTTACCGCCTGGCTTGCCGCACAAACAGGAAATATCGGAGGGATCATGGCGGCACTCCTTTTTTCTGAGCTCGCTGAATTGCTCTGTCTATACCCGCTTCATAGTTAACTGCAAAAGAGTTAAAGACTTCGGTGAGACGAGAATTTGCGGCCGCACGAACAAGCGGCCTGGCTGCCATCTTTTCAGTACCAAATTCCAGAAGCCGCCAGTGTGGTGTCGGAGCATCTTTGGACATGCTTGGATGTTTTTTAAGTACAGCCCCCTGAAGAATTCCGATGCGAAAACCCAGGTCTCCAGTTAGTTTGAATACCTTACCATTCCATCTGAGAGCAGCATTATCGGATATGTTACGAGCGGTATGAGGGTCATCCAGACGCGAGGCGTTATTTTTAATCTGGTTTACGATGATATTGCCAGCCTTCCTCAAGGCAGAACGACCGCTTTTGCGCCGAAGGTCATTGCTTATCGCGTCAAGCTTTCCCAATAGTGAATCAAGACCATCGAGCTTTACTTCAACTCCATCAGCCATCTTTCACCCCCTGAGAACATGGGAGAGTGAGGTATTCAAGCCCACTATCAGGATCAGGAAGAATCCCCTCTACCGCGTAAATTTTTCCTCGGAAAATAATTCTGTCCTGATTCTGAATATCCTCCCGATATCGTATTTTGACGCGGGCAATTAACTCAACATTTGCCGACTGAGAGGTGATGAACTCTTTGACGGAAACAGGAGTTACTTCAGCATAAACATCTGCAATTTTTTCCCAGGAATAGGACATAGCGCCGGTAGAAGGGTTTTGCACGCCTGTTCTGCGCTCAATGCTGATCCTGTGCCTCAATTTTCCGAGGTTCATCTTCACCTCACTTTTCTGTCACTCAGGTAAGTTTGCTGAGGGAGGTTATCCTCTTCAACTTCTTCTGCCAGCGTTTGCATTATCAATTTGCAAAGTGACTCATTCGAGTTGGCCAGACGGTTAATTGCCTCAGTTTGTTTTGTCTGAGCTACTGTCTGGGCTTTTAGCGCTGCCAGGAGTTCTGTTACGAGGTGCTCGTTCATAGGCTTTTTTTATCCATTTTTTTATCCATTCACGGCGGCGGGCACAACCTGCACAAGCCATATCAAATCCTTAAATTATTGTCGGCCTTCGAAGGTCATAAATAAGCATGGTGACAGCATAAGGGAGTTCACCCTGCTTCAGTTTTTCTTCTTCCTCACCGCCACGGTTCCTGTCCAGATAGCCAAGCAAAACAAGCAAGGCTGTCTGGCAGCGCTTAAGCGCCTCTCCCTCTACCAGAACCCCGGAACTATCTACAACGAGCTCACGACTTCCCTGAATGAAAGACAATATGGCAGCGCTTCCGCCCTGTATTTTCATCTCAAGATCGGAGTCGCCATAATCATCATCAATTCGAAGGTGAAGCTTTGCTTCGTCAAGGTCTACCAGTTCAATCATGGTTTATCCCTCAGGTCCCGCCCCTTTTTAACTGCAAGCGTCCAACCTTTTGTACCTGGTTCACCTGGCTTATCTGCAGTTTTTTCATTGCAGTGCCATAGCGAACCAGCCCAGGTGACAGTGTCTCCAGGTTCGTACTCTTTACCCGTCTTAAATACATCGCGGTAAATGGTGACCGGGATAGCAAAGGTTTTTACGTCAATAATTCCGCTGGCTTTTTCAAGTGAGATAGTGAAGAGACGTTCTTCATCCTGCTGGATGTTGACCGCGGCGACACCGTCCACAATGCATTCCCATCCGCGCATTCCATCGGTCTTCTGATAAGAACGCCATAGCCCTCCTTTGTGAGTTGCATATGTTCCACGCGGGTAGGATTTTGTTTCATCAATGCACGGTTCTAATTCAATTTGCAGAGCATCGCGACCATCGCTGGGGATGACTGGTTCAGGAATCTCAGACACAGCCAACTTCACCGCATCATTGACCAGTTGCGTAACGTCTGGCAGATCAGGAATTACTGGTGCTGGAATCTCGGCCACAGCGGCCTTAACCGCATCGCCTACCAGTTGCGTAATGTCTGGCAACTCTGGCGCTACCGGTGCTGGAATATCAGCTACAGCAGCCTTCACCGCATCAGTAACGAGACTCTTCACTTCCCTTTCAATCTGAGATTTCATAGCGGTGATGATATCCCTCACCTCTTCACCGATCGCCTGAATGATAGATAATTCGCGCTCATCCATTGTTAATAATCCCTCTCAGTGAAGTTTTTACGAATGACTTTTCAACCAGAGAAATGGCTGATTTCGCAGGTGGCGTAGAATCAGAAGTATTTTTACCAAATGGGTTATCTGACGCATCGCGCCTTGCAAGTGCAGGGAGGCTGAAGTTTTGCTGTTGCAGGTAAAGAGCATCTCCACCTTCAACAGGTGGAAGGTTTTCACTTTTTCTTGCTTCGTTAGGTGTAAGAATTGTGTTTTTAACCCCTTCACCAAGTGCTTTCATTCTGCGTTCGCTATCCATGCGCAGCAATGCGCCAATATCAAGCTCAACACGCTTATTTTGGCCAAGGTCGAAAGTTTCCTTAAGCAGCGCCTCAATTGACTCAATGAGCACCTGAAGGCATTGTGAATAATATTGCTGTTCAAGTGCTTCAACGTTGTCTGAACTTGGGATTTCACCGACGCCAGCCTTATATGCCGGCACATGAAATGCTGAGCATACCATTTCAGCGGAGAGTTTTTGCTGTTCTACAGTCTGTGCATCCACTGCAGACATGGTAATTGCTTTATATTCAGCCCCACCTGATAACAGTCCAGTTTTACCTGCATTCTCACCGGTATAACCTGCATCCCATGCAGCCTTAATTTCTTTTGATTTTTCAGCATCAACAGCGCCAGGGATGGTAATCACACCGCTTGGCTTACCGCCGTTTTTAAAGAAGAATGCAGAGCTTTCCTGAATGTGTTTACCCTGCATTGCAGCCAGGCCACAGGCGTAGATTGGTGAAATACCAATCAGTGGGTGAAACAGGCAGTTAAAACGGTCATGAATAATCTCTCGCGCCGGGACCGTAACCTCTGTAGGAAGTCCGCTAATCTGGTCAGGGCTAATCTGGTAAAAGACAGAACCATCATCAGCAACCAGAGGGATAACTTTATCCGGATCAAGAATGCGAAGCTCTGTAATCTTGCCTGCATTGTTTTTTACCTTCATCACGTAGGTATTACCGCGTGAAAGCTTCGAGTTCATCCATGTTTCAAAGAACTGAATCGTGTTCTGAAACTGGTTTGGTTTAGCGATAAGAGTGTCGAAACTGGCATCAGAAACATCCTTCCAGATGCCGTTAGAATCCTTTGACTGAATAGCGGGTGACATCTTCGAAATGTCACTGGCTATCAACGTAATGCAGGAAAACACTGCATAGTATGAAAGTACAGTTTCATTCCTGACTTCCAAATTTCGCTGCCATGCACCACCAAAGGGCTCACGAACGAAAGAAAAAAGTGGAGTCCATACGCTGGATGATGGTTGCTGCAATGCTTTCTCTTTCCGTCTAAAAGGATTCCACATCAGCCATTCTCCGCGTTTTCTTTTTTGTTTTTACGTACCGCTGCTTTTTTGCCGGTCACGTATTCCGCTTTGTTCAGCAGAACCAGCACCTTTGCGCACTGGTCATTCACAATTTTCTCATCACCTGGCAATGAGTCATGTGTACGCTGAAGGTATCTGATTTTTGCCATCTGAAATGGCGGGGTTTCCCCCGCCCTCCTTTTTAGCTTGTTGAACCAGTGCTGTAATCAACACCAGAGATAACTGCTACGGCTGCATCGCGGCGGCGTTTCCAGTTAATCCAGCGTTCAGCTCGGATTGCCACACTGTTCGTCTGGAACATGGATACCAGTTCAACAGGAGTTGGCGTCGTGCTGTCATGGGTCGGCGCACTCTGCATTTCCAGGGAAGCCTCGCGAGACATATCAACCGCAACACCGCCATCGTCTGCCAGGTACACATCAGGCGCATTAACCAGTACCAACTGATTACCAACGTACTGAGAAACGATAACTGGCAGCCCCTGGAATGTACCGCCCAACATGGTCATGTCCGGGTACTCTTTCTGACCAAGTGCGTTTTTACGCATAGACAGAGTAAGTGCCGTAGTGCTGGACATCAGCCATACCGCTCCATTCGGTTGCAGGTTGTTTGTGATGAACTGGCCGAACGCAGCAGAGGCATCGGCATCCGGGTCACCAGTTGAAGGGATCGCAGTAATACCGTTGGTGATGGATGCCGGAGAAACATCAGCAACCGCTGCTTTAGAGGGGTCAATGAAGTCTGTATCCAGTCGTGCGATTACCGCTTCCGCCAGCGCATTACGTACCAGTGCGTCAGCTGAAGGATTTGAGAAGCGAATCAGTTCTTCAGTCAGCACGGCGATAGAAGCCACTTTGGAGAAACCGAAGGTGATCGTAGCGAAGTCAAATTTAGTGAGTGGTTTTGCTTTACCCTGGCCAACCCAGTTTGCTGAACCACCTGAAGTTTGCGCCGGGATTCGCACGTTAAATGGAACCTGACGAAGAGACGGGATATTTCCCTGACCGAATCGGCCAATAATCGTCTGAGGACGCAGGAACTCAACAAAGTCTTGCGCATAATCCTGGTATTCCACCAGCGCGCCTGCCCATGTTGGATCTGTCGTTGTACCAGCACTGACAGCCGCCTTCAGAACGTGATGAAGCTTTGTGTCTTCTGGGTACTGATTTTTTGCAATCTGCAGCGCTTCAGAACGGCTGCCATTACCCGCCGCCAGTGATTTGGCAAAGCGAGCGAACGCGATACCTTTTTCCAACTTAGGCTCAACACGAATGATAGCCGGGGCTTGGCTGACAACAGTTACTTCGCCATTGGCCGCTTTGGTTACTGGTTTTGCCGTAGATGCCATGTTGGCTTCCATATCACGCAGACGTTTCAGGTGTTCGTCTACAGATTTGATTTCAGCCGATGTGTTGTCATAGCTTTCTGTTTCTTCAGAATCGAGAGTTCGGCCTTCATCTGCAGCTTTGCTCATGATTTCGCTCAGTGAACCAGCCAGCGCCGCACGTTTGTTTTCAAAACTTTTGATCTGTTCAGCGATATTCATCGTTGGTTTTCCTTTTTGAGAAGATTTATTCGGTGCTGAAGCGCCAGCAGGATTTATGGTTTTAACTACCGGTTTCTCAGTGCCAAGCGCGGCGAGTAACTGGCGGTCAAAAGATTTAACCGTTTGAATTGAGCACTCGGCGTTAGCCGGGATCGTTACAGCAGAGACTTCAAGAAGCTCCCATTCGAGAAAATGGATGCCGCCTGAGTCCAGAAATGCGTATTTAATGGGCCTGAAGCCAATTGAGAGGCCTTTTACAAGACCTGATTTGATAGATGCCCATGCCTCTTCAAGCCTGGCAACCAGTTGCGATGGCATGTCTGGTGTGGGCTTCACGAGTTGTGCCGTGATCTGAAGCCCATCTTTCACTTTCTTTGCAGCGCAGTTCCCGATCGGCTGGGTTCTGTCGTGCTGCCAGAGAAATGGGTTTTCACTACCAAACTTAGCGCCGTCAGGGTCCATAATGTCGCCGTCACGGTCAGGTGATGGTGTGGAGGCAATCCCGGTGATTATCCGTTTGTCCTCATCCACAGCTTTCACCGTCATGATCGTACATGCGCGGTCAAGCTTCATTTACTGTCCTCCAGAAACGAAAAAACCCGCCGTAGCGGGTCATTAACTGACGTGTGATTTATATGAAAAATACCTGGTAATCTTTTTTCTTCGCTTCGGGATTAAGAGCCATTAGCGAAACGGCATTGAACAGGGCCATGAGTGGGTCAATTTTCCCCTTACCGCTGGCCTGTTTGGTAATGAGGATTGCGTTACCTTTGGGTTCTACCCTTGCGTTACCAACACACCAGGCCATTAACGGCTGACCACCATGAATGAGAACACCCTCGGCAAGCTTGCGCTCTGTGGTCTTTATCGCACCACCGAGCCGCCAGCCCTGACTCACACCAACTACCGAATCTTCAGGTATTTCAGCCTCAACGAGAGCATCAAGGATCTGACCAACTCCTGACGGGTCAATGCCTATTTTGTCCAGCAAATCCGCATCATTGATACGGCTGACATATTCAGCGACCTCTTCAGTGTCCTGACCTACACGTTTAACGATGGTCAAATCACCAGCCTTAACGAAATCGTTGAAACGTGACTCTTCACTTTTTCGGCGGCGTACTGCAATTTCATGCGCCCAGGCATGCCCCCATCCAATCCATTCACGAGTATTTTTGTCCCGCCCGATCACGTAAAGACCAAGAAGGTCATCAAGGCCACCGCCATCTATACCAACAGTGGCAACCTCAGCACGCTGAAGGATATCGGCGAATGTCACCGGCCTGATTTGCGGCTCCCAGAAATCAACACCTGCCCAGCGGTCTGTTCTAAGGTTAAGACCTATTTCGATATTCAGGTGCTTTGCCAGAAACTGCTGAAGAGTGCCGTCTGTTTTGGCCTGATTCTTACGAAGCTGATCGGCTATCCACTCAGCACTGACCGAACGCCCAATATTTGGGTTTGTAATGTAGAAATTTTCAGGATCCAGATAGGCTTTTTTCTCTACTATTTCATTAGGAAACTCGTAGAGTATGCCCAGCGTTTTTTGGTCCGGTATTTTTCCGTCCCTGACATCACGCCAGTAATCCAGTCGTTCCTTGAAAACTCCAGCCGGGGGTTCATCGCTCTGCGTGGTAAGAAAGATCACCCAGCCTTCATTACGTGATACCTGGCCGCCAAGGGCCTCCATAAACATCGCTTCCGCATTCGAACGTTTTCCAAATAGCCAGAGTTCGTCTACCAGGATACGACCAGATTTTTTACCTGAAACCGTGTCAGTGTCTGCGGCTACAACCTTAAGGGTATTTCTCGTAATCCGATGGGTGATTGTCCTGATATGGTCCTGAATCTGGAACATATCTGAAAGCTCATCGTCAGCACGTATCATTCCGGCAGCTGGCTTGAAGCTGTTATCAGCAACCTCTTTTGTTGGTGCCAGAATCAGGTGTTCTTCATCCTCACGCCAGCAAAGTATAAGCGCGGTCAGCATAATTCCGGCAGCAATGGTTGATTTGGTGTTTTTCTTTGAAATCAGTAACCCATACTCACGTATAAGTTGGTTCCCTGTTTCAGCATCGTAGCCACCAAAGATGGACTTCACAAAATCAAAAACCCATTCCTCAGAACATTCACCGAAGGTTGGTTTACCGGGCAGATCTGAAACACGGAGCTCACGGAAAATACCAAGCGCCTGCTCTGCCTGATCAGGGAAAATTGGTGGCGGGATGATTGACTCACCAGCAATTAGTCGCCGTTCCCAATCGAGGCAGGCGGTAGACCACTGAGCCATACGTTACACCTTATTGTTGACCACCAGCTTTGGTGGTGCCATGGCACCAAATTTACTGGCAGTGGCTGCAACCTTCGCGGCGGCGTGGCGGGCATCTTTTTTACCCCCCTCACCTTTCTTCGGATGGAGATAAGGCAACATTGCCTTGGCAGCATCCTTCCTGGTGTCAATTTCTTCAGAGGTGTCATTCATTACCGACTTAAGAAATTCGAGTGGGTCCTCAAAGGTTTTTACTGTGCTGTTAACTACTGGAGGTGGTGTAGTGCTTTCATCCCTGGTCGGTACATCATATGGATCTGCAGCACGTTTCTTGTTGATAAACGCGATGACATCCGGGTCTTTTGCCAGCCGTGAACCCTGTGACCTTGCGGTTTTCTCGGAATAACCGGCCTTACGGGCTGCTTCAGCCTGGGATGAACCGGACATCAGCGCCAGTGCGTATTTGCGCTTTTGTCCTGTTAACACGTTAACACCCTCCAAAAGGGAATTTTTTCTGTGCGTGAGAGGGGGCGCGGTGTCCAGCGCGATCGGCGTTGACACCCAACCATACCCCCCCGGCGTTTCTGATAATCGATATCATTTGCATTCAAAATGATTTCAAATGCAACTATACTTCAATGTTGATGATACTCGTTATCGTTATCATCAGATCACCATGATTCCGGCCTGCCCTTCACCTGACCGAACCGAATGCTTGAGCGCCTCGGCATCTGGCTGACTTGTTGCTGCTTCACGGGACGACTTCCCAGAATGACACTCAATACAGAGAGTCCACAGGTTCGTGGTTTCATTATCGCCACCAAACTGCAGTGCTATTCGGTGGTCAAGCTCGCTGTCATGCAGATCAACTACGCGGCCACACATGCAGCAATGACCACCATCTCGTACATATATCCTGCGCTTGAGTCCAACCCTTGCACTTCCGCTTATTCGTCTATTCTCGCCATACACAGGCTTAATGCGTCGTGTATCAATGGACTTTAACCGAGGGCGTAGAGTCTTTAGCTTACCCATGCAACCTCCATGCTTTGCGGCGTTCTGTTCTTGGCTGCTTATCTCGCGCAGGTTCAACCGGCTGACCATCAGCATGATCAACCAATGAATAACACGGGTAGATTACTGGTCCTCCGTGCGCATCACCCACGGCATAATCAGCAGCTTTACTGTGGCTCCATTTATCCAACACTTTCTGGATATGCTTTGGTGGTACACAGTAGCAGACGCCGTGTATCAATCGCGTGAGCGTGATGAATTCAGCCCGAGACTTATCAGCAGCGATAAGCTTCGTTGCAATCTCAAGCTGATACTGAGGTGGCCTTCCTGTACCGAGATAGAAGCTGATAAGTGAATCTGGGTAGCGCTCAATCCAGTCGTAAACAGAAGAGATAAATCCTTCCACTGGCAGAGCATCATCCTCTAACACAACAACGTGGCAGTCTTGCTCTTTTGCCCACTCAAGTGCGCGTCGATGGTTCCAGTTCGCGCCATGGTCTTCGTAGTCAATGAGCATGTGAGCATCGAGTATGCCGCATAGCTCCTTAGCTGCATCAATGCGCTTATGATGGCCAACCACAACAAACTTCACTTGTGTTTCCACCATGCCGCCTCCTTACCGATACCATCAGTCTTGAAAACGGTATGAACCATAGGGCCGGTGACCAGCCTGTCAGCGAATAACTGCGCGACAATACCGAACGCCAGCATGTCACCCACCGCAGGGCCAGCCTGTTCTTTCTTCCAGAAACGATAACTCTCTATCCGGTAGTAAAGACGGATGATGCCGTGAGCGAACGCCATTACATCAGTGCGGGTTCCACCCAGCAGACCAGCGTTAAGCATCACATCGCAGCGGTGCGTTTCAATAAATTCCTGATAGATACGCTCAGGATGATTCTGTTTCGCCCAGGTGTCGGCGTAGATCTTCGGTTCAGAACCGACGTATACAGTGCCGGGATGCATTTCTTCCCACGGTGCACGGAGCATTTCTACATCGGTACCATCGGTACACCAGACGAACCGGTATTCAGGGTGATCGCGCAGGTGCTGCCAGATATGCAGCCAGCGCCGGAAGTAGACATTCATCTTCACGTCAGAAACGCGATGCAGCTCAACGTCTGCCGGTGCCGTCTGAAGTTCATCCACCAGCGCGATACGGCCACAGTTTCGAAGCGAGGCAGCCCACCTGGTCAGAATGTCTGGTGCGGCCTCCATTTTCTTACCGCGCTGCGGGTCTGGCTGGCTGGTAAGCAACGTTGTTATTACCACGTCACGCTGAGATCGATATTCGGCATAGCCGGTATACCCTGAATCCCTTCGCTGCCCGTAAATCACAGCGTTTTTCTTATCTAGCGCCTCACGTTCAGGCCTCGGTATACTGCGAGCACCTTCTTCGTACTCATCCATTGAGTGAATGAGCTTTTCAGAGCCAACCACATCAGCGAAAGCCCAGGACGTTAATCCAGCATTATGAATGCGGAGCGCCAGATCAGGATGCTCGTACATCCCGCGACCGTACACGGGGTCGAACCCACCAATCTTATCAATAGCGCTGCGATGGTAGTAAAGCATCACACCGCGCTGACCGGTGTAAGCGATATGCGTATCGTCCCGGTACAGGACGGTCATATCGTTTATCTTTCGGGGCCCAGCAAGATCGAGGAACTGATAGGCCAGATGAGGCTCTGGTGATTCGATGTAAGGGAGATGCCAGTTATCAGCGATTGGCCAGGCATCGTCATCCCACAAGAAGAGATGCTCGCACCCGGCGTCCACCAGCGCGGTTAAGCTGGCGTTCTTCGAAGCGACAATACCGCATGATTGCTCATGGCGTAGAAGCTTCACATTATCGGGTACAACTGCAGCAGGTTTTGAGCCATCGTCTACCACAACCACCAGCGCACCAGATGGAAGATGCTTCATGTGCTGCTCAATGGCGCGTTTAAGTACTTCCGGCCTATTGTGCGTAGTTATGGCGATGCCAATTGCAGAACGTGAATTGCTGACAGGCGCATATTGAATACCGTCTATCGTTACCTGCATATTCACCACCATGGCGCTTCCAGTTGTTCTATTTCAACTGAGCCGTGAATTGTTCTCCTCTTCACTTCTCCGTTCTCTACAACAATAAAGCCATCAGAGCCAATCTCTGCTGCAATCACTTCACCTTTTTCATCGTCGGCGCTGAAAACATTTTTAATCTCTTTACCATTAACCAACACCAGATAACGCTCTTTACTCAGGTCAATTTTTCTTCCCGGATCATCATCCAGAACTGTCAGCCTCATATGCGTTTCCTTTTAGACGTGAGCCTGCCGCACGGCAATGCCGCCCGAGAGGTAAACGCAACCTAACGGCATCACCCAGGCTCACTACTGAAAGACTCTCTTCGTTCTGCGCGTGCGAAGCGCAATAAAAAAGGCCGCCTAAGCGACCTCTCTTTTCATTCTGTTTTAATCATCAGGGTAAATCAGTGGCATCCAGTGAGTTACCTTGGTAGCCCCTGAATCAATAAATGCTTGCGTCCTTTGCCAGTAACCGCCCATACAGGCCAGCCTGAAAACGTCGCCTGTGTCACTCAGAGCTATGACATCTTTTGACCATTTACCCTCCTGATTCTCTGGAGTGTGGTCATCTACACTGATCCACAGGTCTTGAAAATCATCCATAACAACCTCGTCTTAGTTGCTCGTCATGTTATCAGTGGCAGGCGGTGACGATGCCGCTTTTCAGGAGCTACCCTAGCCACTGACAATTCGAATAGAGATGAGCATACAGCCTGAGACGGCTTATCGTCTCCCTTTTCCCTTTCGGGTGGCGCTTGGCTAACAGCCCAGCCGTATGCTCATGGTAGAACTGTATTACGAACCAGATTCAGCTTCAAACAGCAACAGCGCTTCTTCCGATGCTTTAATCGCTTTCGTGGTTCTGGCCACAGGACCGATTTCGGTAGTTACACGGCTCAGCTGATTAACGAAAAGCTGATACTTCAGTGGGTCGTCACCAACAAACTGAATCGCGTCTGCTGCTGCAGCGGTGTCATAGTTCAGGTTCGTCAGCAGGTTTAAGCGGATCTGCTGTGCAGGTGTAACAGTGATTTCAGACATTATTTATCCTCTGGATTTTTCATTAACTGCACTTCATCGCAAAGCTCGTATAATGCTGTTCAGGTCTGTTTTCCGATTCAATCAGGAGGTTTTATGGATACGAAAAAAACGGTTTCATATCACATTGATGGGTGTGATGGCTCAGAGATAACGAACAATCTGTCTTTTGGTTCAGATGTAGGCTATGAGTTTATAAACTCACCTGGCTTAACCGTTAATGGAAACAAGCATTTTTCAGAAAGGGTAATGGCTCATTACTATGAAACATTGAGAGTTGTTGATGCATATAAAGATGAGATAGTTGAGCAATTAGGTGATAAAAAGCACCAAGAGATAGTTGAACTACTTCAAAGCATAGTCAGTGCCCAATCAAAATCTCCTCTCGAATATATGGAGAGATTCGTTTCTCTGGGGGCAAATACGTTAGCAATATGGCCCGCTATAAAACGATTGATAAGCATGCTCGCAGGTTGATTACTAATCTTGCCTAACTGTCTGAATCGGGGCGAGCCACAGCACGGCATGCAGCCATGCACGCTCGCTTCATGTCGAATTCAGCCTGTCTTATCCACTCCTGGGCTTCCCAACTGTCTATTCCCGGAGGGATGTCTCCCATTTGTTCTCGAAGCAATTTGATGAACTGGCGGCTGATGTCCTTGAACTGGTTCATCTTGCCGATTTCACCGTAAGAGAGTTCGCGGTAGCCCTTAACGGTGCTACCGTCCTGCGGTTTAGCTTCTCTCATGGAGTTCTCTTCTCGGTTGGTTTCTGGCAGTTAGCCTGCCACGCTTTGTCATGCGCCAGGATGTCTTTCTTCGTCTGGCTGTCCATAACGTCAATGTCATGATCGGTCAGGTAGATTGGCTTAACCCAGTCACAGGCGGTATCAACCACCACCGGGACGCTTCCACGTTTCGCGCAGCTCGCGATCAACATCGTCATCAGGCATATGGTTAACAGTCTGCTGTACATTGCTGGCCTCTTTCGTTGCTTCTACCCGGCGTTCGGCTACTGCTTCAGTAGCTGCTGCCTTTTCTTCGGTGCGCTGCTGGTCGGCTTTGGCTTCCGCTTTGCTGGTACCGCGTGAATGCCCAATACCAAAAGCACCAGCGATAGCCGCCATTATCAGGGCAGCGATACCGACGATTGTTTCTAATCCCATATCAACCTCACACCAGTACCGTTTTGGCCTTACCGAAGCGAGCACGACGATCTTCAAGTCCGTTCGTGCCGCCGTTGATAATCTTCGTCACCTGCAGCAGGTTATCTGAATAGTTCAGACATCCCTTTGTGGCGAAGAACCATGCCGCGCTTCTGGCAGAATAAATGGGTTCGGCTAGCAGCTCAGGCTGCTGAACCAGATCGACCTTCAGGGCATTGCCACAGTCACGGTAGTTATCCAGGAACGTGATGCCTATGAGTCCACGCCCACGGTATTTCCATCCATCACCTGGCGCATTGTTACCGTAGCGTTTGCTGTAGACCAGGTTTGCAATGGCACGCTGGCGCTCAATCGGTAATGCTCGTTCTTCAGGTCGACGGCCAAGCGCATTAGCCTGGTCTTGTGTGATGCGTCCTGCTCGAATGAAGTTTGCCAACCCCACTACGCTGTAGTTGAAGTTTTCCTGTAGTCGGGTGAAACCTAGCGACTCATGCCCAGCCTGAGCAATGAACATCGCCTGGTCTACCGGCTTGGTGATGCCGAACTCTTTCATCGCATCGCTCACTGGCTGAAACCAGCGCGCAGCTAACTCGGCGCTTAGCCCAGCCGCCTTTTGAAATTGTGATTGGTTCATTAGTGCCTCAGTGCATCAACCAGGCGCGCTACGTTTCCCCGAGCCCAGAGAACGGCGGCGCATATCAGGATGTTCACCAGCACCACGAACCAGTGTGATTCATGGTACAGGCCGAACAGGTAACGGAAAGGGACGCTGGCGTATACCAGCACCGTGAAATAAGCCATCAGCGATATCAGAGGGCGATGTCTCGCCCCGCCGCGCTGGTAGAACATCAGTGCAATAACGATAACAGCAGAGATAATTGCGTTTGCCATCGCACTCGGATCACTTGTTACCATTGCTGGCCCCTCCACCACGTAAACGCGAGAGAATTCCAAACAGGCTACCCAAATCCTGACTATTGACGAACGTCAGCAGCTTAATAGCAATAGCGGCTACGATTACCGCGCCCAGCGCATCAAGTGGCCTGTCGCTATACCCCGTCCATTTGGAGAAGTAAGAACCAAGCAGTGGCGCGCCGATAACACCGAAAATGAATGAGGTGATGAAGTAGCCCACCAGCTTAAGGCGGCTGATATTAACCGCTGTAGCAACGTAGAACACCGCGCCAGCGAATGCGCCAAACACCACACCGTAATCGATGCCGGTTGCCAGGCCGAACATGCTGGCCCCCATGAGACCACCAGCCGCTACCGTAGTGCCAGAAACAGGATCGGACATTTAGCCCCCTCTTATTGCCGTGAGTCCTCTCAGAACGAGGGGAAACAAAAAAGGCCGCCCGTAGGCAGCCCTAAAAATAAAAAACCCGCAGCAGTGGCGGGTTTATGTTTTGTTCTGTTGCTCAGTACGCTTTACTGTCCCGAGCCTAACACAATTTAAGCACTTTCTTGCTCACTCTGCAACTTAAATCTGTCGCTATTTGTGCCGAACGCGTCACAAAGTGGTGCGTAAAGGATCGATTCTGCAAGACTAACCCATGTATCAATACGACGGCGGCATGTGATGAGGGTCCAGTCAGGATGTTTTGCATTAAGCTCGTTGGCCATCTGCAGCTTGCTCTTACGGAGTCGATGGCGGTCGACGATGACGCCATAAAGTGATCGGTAGTCGTCATTCATGAGGACTGAAGCAATAACACCATCCACCTTCAGCCCTTCTTCATCAGAGCAGAACGCCAGGCCGCTTTTGTTTTTGCTGTCGAGGATTTCGCGCAGGTAAGCTTCCAGCTCAGGTTTAGTGATGCCGGATTTCTTCATGCGGCGCAGCGCATCGTTGATTGCGGTCTTGGAGATTTTTCCGGATGCAAGCAACTGGTTGAACATATTCCCGCCTGAGCCACCACCGATGTACGACCAGCGGCCCCACATGCGGAGCTTACCCTGTACCCAGATGCTTTCGAGAGTGCGAAGGCGAACCATCTCGCCGGATTTGCCAACTTCTGAAGGATTGATCATGTTGCGTCTCCACTTACGCCAGTGCGCCGATTGCCAGCGCACGATCTAAAAACCGAAACAACAGCACCAACTGGTCGCCGTATTTCGCTTCAAATGCCACAGGATCAGCGTGCAACTCGTCGTGATGCGCTCTGCACAGCGGTATCACAAACAGGTCGTGCGCTTTGGTACCCATTCCACCCTGCCCGTGGCCTATCAGATGGTGGGGGTCGTCTGCCGGGTTATTGCAGCAACTGCACTGCTGCGACTTCACCCAGCGGGTGTACTTATCGTTCTCCCAGCGGCGGCGCTTTGGCCTCAGCATGAAAGATTCAGGTGATTCAGGGTCTACCTTAACGGAGACAACCTTCTTCACCTTCTCCTGGAGGATTTCAGTCGCCGGTAACGAAGGAACAATGTCGCTTTCCCGCATCACGGAACTGTGCTTTTCTGGCTTAATCCTTAGTGCCTGGCTCGCCACTGATTCAGGAATCAAGTCAGCCAGATCGTTACGTACCATCCACCAGCAGAACTCCGGCAGCGTCAGGGTGTGGTCTGCGCTAAAGCCCAGCATAATATTCACCCTTTCAAGTAACCATTTTACCAGGTTCTGCATGGCAATTCCTGCCAGTCTGTCAGTGGTTTGTTCACGCAACTGGTTATCACATCCCCAGCAAAGGCGAATGCTTCCGGGGGGGTGACGCATCACCGTAAAGTCCTTTGAGTGCCAATCATTGTGGGGCCACTGACATTCGAATTTACGCTCCAGCCAGGCATCAAGACTGCTAAGCCCACCAGCACGCTGAATAACCCGCTCGTTCAGGAAAAGCTCCTGCATACTGACATCATCTGTCAGTGGCTGGTGCGCTTCCGGAATAAGACCTGATGGCAGATGCTGTATTGCTTCAGATGGTGTTTCAATCACTACCCGGCCACGACGAAACAGCCACAGTAACTCGTTACCTGGTCGAAACAGCACTACCCCGGACATTGGAGCAACTTCAGGTGTCAGTATGGCTCTCACCCTATTCCCCCTACCAATGGTTGATGTTTAGTGATCGCAATTTCTACCCTCCCACCTGGCACTTTCGGACCCCACTCCACCAGCATTCTCTGCACCTGACTGTCATCATCCCAGATGCCAGCGTGAGTAAGCGCATCAAAGAGAGCCTTGTTGTAATTGTCGATGTCTCGGCGGCGTGCATCTGGTGGAAAGAGAAGGATCTCCACCGCAGCTGGTGACGATGATGGTTTTGGAAGGCAACGCAGTTGCTCAATAATCGCTGCGCAAGCCGCACTCTGATATGCCCTGCCTTTCTCACTGATAAGATGGCGGCCTTTTAACGGCCCCTTATTCGGGGCTCGCCAGTAAGTATTTACGCTCGGCGGGAACGGCAGCACCAGTTTCATACAGTCACTCCCTGCTTTTTCAGCCATTCAACAGCGTTAACTCTCGCTTTGTCTCCACCGGATAACAGACCTTTAATGATCGCTACCGGATCAGCATCCAGTTCTGTTTTGACGACGGTAATGCCCCTGGCAGCGCCAGGAGCAATGGAGAGGTAACCTTTTTTCTTTAGCGCCTTCACATGCTCAGCAGCTGCGTTCTGCGATGAGCAACCAATCAGTTCAGCAAGCTCGGACAATGTTGGTGGGAAGCCAACCCTTTCGATGTGAACCTTGATAGCTTCATATACTTCACTTTGACGCGGCGTTAATTCGATCATGACTCGACTCCATAACGCCCGTTCAGGCGCCCGATTACGCTGTTGAACATCACCAGGCTTACGCCCATCGGTTTAACCTTCTCGTGGTACTCCTTCAGGATCGGAGGTACAACGACATTCCAACTTGGCTTAGGCTTTTTCTTCAGGGCTTTTTTAATGGCATCTGAGCATTGACGGGCAACGTCACGAACAGCATTATTTTCCTCGACAGATAGCTTCTTCATGCTGCCACCTCAACTTTTTGTAAGCTTGGAGAATGCTGCTGCAGCCACTCGTGGAACCTGCCCATTGCCAAGGGCTTTAATTCTGTCCACCCGATTGGCCAACCCATGAACCACTCGACCCATTCCGGGTTCAGTTGTCCATCTTGGGGTGGCATCGTTCCATCTGGTAATGGCCTCATCTTGATAACAGATACCAGGTCTGGCGCGTGGCGTAGCCTCTCGCTCGGGCAATCGCTTCTGATTGTTGATTTCACTGTGGGCCACAATCCACATGCGGTCTCTCGTATGGGGCGCGCTGCAGTTGGATGCTGATAAACGGAACCATTCACAGTCATACCCCAATGCGGCAAGGTCACTGACGACCACGGCAAGACCTTTTCCTCTGAGTCTTGGAGAATTTTCCACGCAGACGAACTGAGGTCGTACTTCACCGACAATTCGCGCCATCTCTGACCATAGACCTGATCGCTTTCCATCGATGCCGGCACCAGTTCCATTTGCGCTGATGTCCTGGCACGGAAACCCTCCAGAAACGACATCAATAATTCCTCGCCATGGCTTTCCGTCAAAACTGCACACGTCAGACCAAATCGGGAAAGGTCGGAGAATTCCATCATTTTGTCGTTGCGCGAGAACTTGTGCGGCGTAGGCATCACGTTCAACTGCGCATACTGTGTTCCATCCAAGCAGGTGGCCGCCGAGTATTCCTCCACCAGCGCCTGCGAAAAGAGCCAGCTCATTCACGCGGCCTCCACTTTAAAAATTGTGTTTACATAACCAGGTAAGAGTTGAACTGCTGGTGATTCAGACTGGTTTCCCCAGTGGTCCCAGCCTGGCGCACCGCAACGGCTGAACAGTTCGATTCGCGGGACATCACCATAGAGCTTCTCCAGACGGAAACGCGCCTCTGCAGGTTTCTGGCTGTGCTCACCGAGTGGGCTGTAGATAACCTGCTTGATGCTTGCGCACTGGCGCTCAAGTCCATTTCCCCTGGTGGCTATCAGCAGGTCTTCAGTATTGGCTCGGGTGTAGTTGCCACCGTTCATGCGGGTCTGCGTGTTCAGCAGGTCGAGGAAGTCGTAAAAGTCCTCAACTCCACCAGCCTGAAGCGCTTTGTTGATGTGCTGCTCTGCCAGCGGGTTAAACTTCACCCAGGTAAAGCCCTTCATAGTGCGGACCTTAAAGCCCCAGGCTTCTGCCAGTTCGATAGCCTCGCGTGTGTGTGTGCCGGTGAACCACATAGCCAAAACAGCATCATCGGCAGCCAGGTCCCAGACCGGAAGACGCTTCATATCGATAAGCTTCATCGTGCCGTAGTGATTGGTGGCAGCGCCATTGCTGATGGTGTTGCCATATTCCCAGGCTGGGTCAGCGTAAATAAGAGAGTATTTCATCAGACGTTCCTCGCTCTGCCAGCCAGACACCAGCCGTCACCGGTGGTTTTAACCCTCGGCACCATACTCAGGCAGCGCTTACGCTCCTTGAGAATTTTGGCGCGCATGGTTTCGTTCTTTGAGCGATTGAATGCCTCCATCAGAACGGTAGCTGCACGCAGATAAAGCCCCTTGTCAGATAGCTCTTTAGCCTTGTCCATCATCGCAAAGACAGCTGGGTTTTGTGTGGCTTCCTGCTTTGGTTCAGGTATTACTTCTGCTTTCTCAGCCGGCATCCGTGGGATGATCGGACCAATAGGACCTTCCGGCGCTTTCGCGTAGTAACGGAAGTTATGGCGTTCGCCTTTGCGCTCAGCACGATTAAGCATGACAAGGCGACATACAGCACGCTGAACACTGTGCAACGCATACTCCGGCAGTGCTGCAGCGATCTCTCTGTTTGTCAGCCCAGGGTTATTGGCAACGAACAACTGAATTGTTTTGAGAAAGCTCATGAGTTAGCTCCTCTGAAACCGTTAGGGACTTTGCTGTAGTCAGTGTTCTGGAAGCTGGAACGGAAAACGCCATCTTCTCGGGCCCACTCTCCGTTGACGCGAGGAGGACGCCCAGCTTTGGCCCAGCTGTTGGCTGACTTCAGGTAGCCAGGAAATTTTGTTGGCTGGAAAAGAGTCTGTGGGCGAAGGTAAGCCGACATAGTGAGGTCTTCGCTCCACTTCGCGTTGCAGTAATCCACCACCAGCGATAACTCTTCAACGGTGTAACCTTCCCCGATTCGGGCACGAATGTTTTGCAGCGAGGTTGTTGAAACCTGATAACGCGAGCAGGTTACCTGGTTCAGATGGGTCAAAACCTGTTTAGCCTGATCGGTGATCAACACATCACCGTCTGGTTGCGGCGCAACCGGACAAATAGGTTTTTTAATATCTGTAGTATTCTCTGTTGTATTCTCTGTAAGAACATCAGTGCAATTTGACCTGATGAGAGCGGTTCGTTTTGACCCAATGGAGCGTTTCATTTTGACCTCTTCCATCGGTTCATTTTGACCTGATGGAAGAGTGCATTTTGAACTCTTCGATTTGGTCACTTTGACCTCATCTAAAAGCTCACTTTCGTAGTTGATCGTGTAGTAGTTCGTCATGTCGCGCTGAGACTTGTTCAGCTGCTCCACTTTGAGCACGCCGAGGTTCTTCAGGCGGGTGAATGTGCGCTTCAGAGTAGACTCAGACCAGAACGGGAACTGCTCCAGCCACTGCTCGTTGGTGTTGTAAATCCAGCGCACGCCGTCACGCTCCAGTCCGGAGGTGGTCTCTTTCAGCCAGTAGTTAACCTGCTGCAACGCAATGGCCTCGTTAAGGCCAATGCTGAATGCAAGGTCAGGGTTGATTACTATCGGCCGGGATGGCATTAACAGGCTCATGGTCGTCCTTTAACTCTGTAAATTTACGCTGGAATTGCTCAAGAGGGCTGAAGCACTCATGATCGTACCCTTCGCGAAGGTATATAACGCG